ATAACTCTACATAGATCACCCACTGCCACGTTTGATCCTGCTATGGTTGTGGCAAACTGTATCTGCTTGGCATTCCTAGATCTTTTGACAAACACTTCTGCATACTGTAGGGCCTGTTCTCTGCTGGCCACTGTGGGCAATGATATGTTTGATTCAAATCTTTGGTTGTTGTCCTGTGAAAGGAACAATGTGTCATCTGCTGAACCGTCCTCTGGATAGATAACCTCGTTGGGTTGGTAATCAGCATCAGGATCCACATATGTGACCCTACATCTGTTGATCTTGCTTTCCTTGTTGTCCCCCACCAATTGTATGCCACCCACTATGTTGTCTGCTGTGGCAGTGAATGCCACTGGTGGATCTGATGGTATGGCTTCAATGTCGTTGTCATCACCAGCGTTCTCAATCTTGATCTTGAATTTGCCCTGTGTGTAAGGCATGATGCCCCTGAAACCAATCAACAACAATTTACAGTTGTTCATGATTGATTCCTGTGTCTGTACCACGGCATCACAAGTGAATGCTTTGCCTGTTGTAGCATCTGTGTAATTGACCGTTTGGTCGCATTGTAGAGCGGCCTTACGGAACGTGATCCAATCAAATGCGTCATTGCTCAATCCCTTGCCATATCTTGGATTTCGCATATAATCCAATAGAACGTTGGCAGGATTGTTGTTGAAACTCACAGTCTCATTCTCATACAACACTGTGTGATCTTCCACTTCTGGTATGATGATCTCCACAAGGTTGTAGAATGTGGTGTTGAATGTGCCCGCTGTGTAAGGAGAGGCGGTGTTTGAAAAATCAATCTTGTAATCTCCAGCGGCCAAGTTGAAAGTGTTCTCGTATGTGATGGTTTTCTGTTTCACTGAACCACCTATGGTGCCCAGTATGGTGTTGGATCCACCTGAGATGAATCCCCCTCCTGAATCCGTCAAGTTCATGGCATTGTTGAAATTCACACCCGCGGATGTTGAAGTTGTGGTTATGGTCCTCACTATCTTGACGTCCGCTGTGGATGTCAATGTGAATGTGATGTCATTGTCCAGTGTTTGAACTGTGCTGGATTGATTGGTGTATGACTTGTATAATGTTGCTGTGGTATCCTGTAGGTTGAAAAAACCTGATGATGTGCCTGTTTGTCCTGTTATTGTGCCTATTGAGGCAGGTGAATATCCTGACACAAGATCAAATATCTTCCTGCCTTCTAGTGTGACCTTGATGTTGGGAATACCACCTTGGTATGGATTGTTGTCAGCATCTACCTGTTCCTTGATCTTCTTCCATCTGAATCTACAAGCGATGTAGCACAATCCTGACAGTTTGTGATCTGATGTCCAACCTGGTGCTTCCTGTAGCAACGATGAGGAGACCTGATCGTCACGTCCATCAAAAAATTGCACCTGTAAACGACTCTCATCTGAATAAGGTGATGTAGAAACTCCTGTGCTGACACCATGGGCATATGAATTTGGTGTGACCACTATGTCATCAATCAATAATTGTGTGTAGCCATTGCATTGTCCCTCTGACAGCACATAGGCCACGTATAGGTATTCATTGCCTGATCCATTGGTAGAAACAAACACTCTGGCACCACCCACCATACGTGTTCCATACACAATGGGCACACTGGCTATGCCTGAATCCTTGTTTAAGAGCACACCCTGTATGCCCTCATCCTGTGATACCTGTACTTCTGGCACTGATATATCAAGACCAAACGGAGATGTGAATATTTTAACAATTCCTTCAACGATATCACCCAAGAAACGGAATGCTTTTTTGATGATACCACCACCCTTGTTGTGAACACACCAACCATCCGCGAAATAACTTTGATCACCATCAAGATAGAAATTATACAATGGCATCTCTGGATCATGGGGTTGTGTGCTTTCAATTGATTTTAATTCTGTGAATTTGCCATCCTTGAACACCTGGCTACCAACAGTCAATGAGCCAGTCAATTGTTTGAATAATGCTTCTCCGTCCTGTTGTCTGGTATGTTCTGGATTGATGGATTGCCAACCCTTGTCTGTCCAAAATGGATGTTCTGATGTGACGAAATATTTTGATCCATTGAAAGAATACAGTTCTCTGTCACCCAATTTGGTCCAATCCAATTGTTTGACTTCGTTGACACCTTCCAATCCCTGGACCTTGTCTCCCACTTTGACATCTTGTATGTTCCGTAGGCTACCATCAGCCATGGTAATTTTAGTATCTTTTATGAAACAACTTCCACCACCCATTACATCAACATCTTTCTATATTGTTCATTCATTTTTTCATATCGCATCACTTTCATCAATTTTGCGATCCTTTCATTCTCATCACCAAAACCGTAATTGAAACGAATCTCCACTGCTCTCTTCTCAATGGCCCATTGTTGTAGGGCTTTGAATAATTTTGCCACCAACAATCCTTTACGATATTCAGGTTGTATGTAAGTGAAATAATCATTGGCAAAGAAATCATAATTGTAATCGTATTGGATCAATCTGATCGCACTCATGCCCACTATCTTGTCTCCAAACTCAACCACGAACGCTGTCTCATAAGGTGAATCCACCCCTTGTAGCCATTGATCCCTGATCCTCTGTACGTCATAGTAGAGATAATTGAATCTGGATTCTGTGAGGCATTCCCTGCCCAACTCAATCAATTGAGGTATGTCCGCTTTGACGAATTGTCTGATCTTGGGTCTCACTATCATATCACTTCCCTCTCATAGATGGTAGAAATCTGCTTGGTCTGATCAAAACTTTTCACATGATCACTGAAATATGGCAAGGAATCATCAAATGTTATGCTGTCATAACCATTGGTGAAAGCATAATCTTCAATGTAGGCATATATCTTGCTGATGTTGTCTGGTGATCTATGTTCTGCTGTGATGTAGAAGAAATCTATGGACAATTTCTTTTGATTGCTCCATAACATCTCATTCTGTGAGCAGATCACAAATCCCACCATATGGTCATCAACAAAAATGCCCCTGGTGACGTTGCCAGGCATCACAAATAAATTTTTAATTTTGAAATTGAATTCCATCATGTTGAATTCTTGTATTCCATACAATTCTTTGACCGCTGATTTGGCCAATTCCAATCCTGTGTTGTAGTGCGAAGTTGATATCGCTTTTATGTCTACGGCCTGCCCCATCTGATATCCTTTACAATTTGCGGTGAGAAGTCCATGCCACGATCATTTGGAAAAAACAAATTCTGTGATGCGGGATTGGTTCTTCTACCATTGGTTCTGTTGAAATCTGCGAAGAATGATGCTATTGAAAGTGTCACGTTGGCACTGCCCTGTTCTTCCTTCAATGTCCATCCTGATATCCTTCCATCAAATATGGTAAAAACATCATCATCCGTGAATGAATAATCTGAATTCAATACCAATCTATACAGCACCACCCTTCTGTCAATAAAATCATTGTTGATCAATACTGCCACCATGGTGGGATCCACTGCCGTGAAACTCAATTCCAGTGTTCCAACCCTTAGGTCTGAATTTTCAATGATGTCTCCGTAGTTTAAGAAAAGTCCCTGTGCTAGATAGGTATTCACTCCAGCATCTGGTGCCGTGGGTGAATCATACTGTAGGTTGATGTTGGTTGTTGTGAAATACAAAGGTGTTGAGAAATGCATCTCAATCAAGTCAGCAACAAATACTGACTTACCTGCTAATTTGGTCTGTAAAGCACTGGGAATACTTCTGGTCATTATAACTCCTCACGAACACGAACTTCATATCTGTATAGACCATCTGTCTGTAATGTATAACCCACTTGATCCTTTTCAAAGAACACCCTGAATGGCACTGAATTGTAAGTTATGGTTGTGGCACCACCCGTCACTGATTCCACGAGAGGTGGATAGAAACTGACTTGATCCACTGTGGAACCGTCTAGATCCACATCTTCCGTTAGCATATATACTTTATTGTGGTTTGAAAATTTTATAAGATCACCCTTTTTCAAAGTTCCTGTTCCACCTGAAACTCCCACTGAACTTGAACCCGCTGATGTGCCCATCAATGGATCTGCTGTGTTGACATCTGCCACTGTGACTGTGCCTGCGGCTGTTCCTGTTGTGCTGGATATAACTGGTGGTACCACTGAGAATGCTTCCACCTGTCCATCCTGTTGAACTATGAATGAAAATATTGTGTTGAAATCTGATCTTGACAGAGGTGGTGATTTCATCTTGAAACTCCAATATTGAGCCCCTGATTTGATCCTTTGTGTTTGTCCTGACACTGATTCCGTCAATCTTGATTTGGTGTTGGATTGAAGATCCAATGCTTGGAAACCTGCTGTGGGAAATGTTCCTGCCATTATACTAATCTAGCCCTTCCTCTTTCTGTTAGACCTCTGTTTATTAAACTAATTATCAGTTCTTGTCTGGTGGTCAATAATTCATCAAAGCCTCTGGCATCCACAGTGGATATGTTGAAGTTGATAGTGACACCTTCTGAATCTTGACCTGTAATACCAGATTGTGTTGGTGTGGTAAGATCTGAATTTGATATGATCTCTCCTGATGTGTTTGGTACGAACAGCTCAGGTCCTCGTTCTCCCACAATGGCTGGTTGTCCTCCACTGATGTTCCCTCCATTTGCGAAGAATGGAATACCAAAACCTCCACCTCCAGTGAACAATGCCAATATGGTTCTTAGTCCTATTTCTTGTTTTAATTCTCTGTTGATCTCTTTTTGTCTGCCCAAAACACCTCTCAACCATTTTTCAAATGGTTCCAATACCAATATAGTGATTCCTAATTGTATGAATCCCTGTATCAATGATCTCAATGTTGCTTCAACGATGTTGCCCAATGCTTCATCCAATCTTTTGGTTTGAAAGATCACATCTGTCAATTCTGAAGCGGCTGTGTTTCCAAATGTGGTAAATGTATCAACCAATACCGCGGTTTGCATTTCCAACAATGTGCCTTGATCAGTGACCTGTTTCAATGCGGCATACAAAGCATTCTGTTCAAATGATCTTTCTAATCTGACTGCGGCATAGAAGTTATCTTCCATCTCCTTTTTGAGCCTAGCCATCTCTGCGTTGAGTTTTTCAGTCTCTTCTTTTTGTTTGTAGATGGCCCTGTTGGTATTTTGTAATTCTTCTGCAAAATCACCTGTGTCTATGACAGCGGCTCTTACAGTTTTTGAGAATGTGCCAATACTGGCTGATTGATCATCAAAATCAAACACATCCTTGTATTTTTCAATACCTTTTTGTTCATCTATGAATTCTTTGACTTTTTCTGTTGCTAGACCAATTTTATCAATGACTTCTTTTCCAAAAATTGTCAATGCTGTCAATCCTGACACAATTCTTCCAATTGGTGATTTTCCAAATACAGCAAACAATGCCGTGAAAGCAAAAGTCAATGCCTCCACATTTCTGATAGTGAATACCACTGCCTCACCAAGACCCTTGCCCAGTGATTCAATTAATTTTTCGTTTTCCTGGATGAATTTTGTTAGATCATCTGTGGCATCCTTGATCACAGGAGTCAATCCCTGTCCAAATAGATCTGATGCTGTTCTTATCTGGATACCTAAATTTGAAAATGCCACATTCAAATTGCCCAACAATGCCTCTGTGGCTCCTCCAAATTCTTGTCTTATACCTTTTGCGAATGCTTCAGTGATTTTTTGGGCACCTTCAGCCGTCTTACCATATTCTGATATTTGATTCCTTGTCAGTCCAAGTTGTTCTTCAAGTATCCTTAGGACTGGAACCCCTCTGTCACCCAATCTCTGGATTTCTTCCAAGCCCAATCCACCTGATACCGTCCTTGCGAACAAATCAGTGACTGCTTCCAATGTACCAATTTGGTCTGTGGTTATAGCGGCAGTGTCTGTGAATAATGTTAGTAATTCTTGGCTTGGTTCAATACCAGCCGCTTTCAATTTAATGAAACTTCTTGATAAGTCCTCAACAGAGAACTGTGTCTGTGTAGCGAATTCTGTTATGAAACGAAATGCTTCAGCACCTTCTCTGGCTGAACCAGTCACTGAACTCAATGATGTTCTCAGATCCTGGAATGCCGCTGTGGTCTGGACTATGCCCCTTAATGCCGCACCAACTCCAATAGTGGCAAGGGCTCCTGCCGCAAGTTTGGCCGCTCTCCCCAAATTCAAACTTGATTTGGATGCTTGGTCTAGATTCCTGTTAAGTTTTCCCAATGCCTGTTCATTTCGTACAACAACATTAAGATCTATATTACCTGCGGCCACCTTTTCCCCTCGTTTTCATTTGTCTCATAGTTCGCTCACTTTGGTCCTGTTCAAGTTTGTAGTACGCTGACCACATACTCAACTCCAGTGTTGAAAACTCCATTACCTCTGATATGCTTTTTTTGAGCCTATCAGCGACCATCATAATGAGCCTTAACTCACCACTGGATTCTATTCCTTTGCGATGCTCTCCACAGGAGTGTCTAGTTTCGCAGAGTTGATTGCCGCGGCCACCTTCACGATGACTGTGGGATCAGCCTCATTCATTAGAGTTATCCTGTCCGCATCCGCAAACATTTTGGAACCATCAGCCTTCCTTGCTTTGGTTATCAAAGTTTCAACCAATGCTTCCACTGTCTTGCCTTTGGATTGTAATTCAATCACTTTGGCTTCGTCTTTGAATGGGTAAGTTTTTTTATAATAAACATCAATGTCCCATTCCTTACAATGATATTTTTTCATTTCACCACCAATCGCTGATTTGTAGTGATCTTGTATGTTTTTTATTGCTTCAGACATTATCTGAATCTCCTTCTTGCTCTATTGAGCACTTCCCGTGCGGCTGGTCGTGTCATACCACGCGGTGCTTGTTGTGAATATCCCTCGTCTAGTCTTTCTATGTAAGGCTGAGGATTGGAAACTCTATAATCAAATTTCCTTTGCTTCCTTAACCTCCAAGATTTCCTAGCACGACCAGAACGAACTGGCGTTTTCCGTTTGATTGTGTCAAACAGATCTTGGGATATTGAGCGGACCATCTGATCTACATCATTTGATAGTTCAGCGATCACTCGTTTGCTATTAAAAGATACTCTAATCTCCATTGATTATAAATCAGCTTTTGTTAGAGCACCAGTTCCTTGGAATGTCACAGACGCTTCCACCATTCCATCAAAGTTTGATGAAATAGAATGTCCTGTCACAATTATTTCTCCAGATAGTTTGATACCTGTTGTTTCTCCTGACGGATACAGTTCAATCGTTGCCGCATCAGCACCTATTCCTGCGAATAAGGCATTTGCCGCTGAGTCATCATCTCTGAAGTACACATCCATTGAACCTGAGAATTGTGATAGACTTGGAAGATATGTTCTATCTGAGACACCCATCACTGTGTTTTCCACAGTGGCAGTCTCTTGGTCTATCGTGAATGATCTAACTTCAGCAACCGCTGTTGCAGTTCCTGACACATCATATTTCACAACACCAGATTGACCATTATAAGTGGTAGTATTTGTTGCCATCTTATTGTTCCTCGTTGTTTAGATCTTCTGGACCTTCAAGATCTGTTGTTGATTTCTCAACTTCCGCTTTGGCCTTGATCTTATTACGGCTGTAAGTTGAAGTTGATTTTTTTTGTGACGGACTAAAGGTCCATCCGTCTTCCAGTCGTCCCTTGACATCTCTGTTAGAAACGATTTCTGAAACTTGTCCTTTGTACATTTGAATTGCCATTACATGACTCCTTTCTTGTATTGATATTGAACATCCACATTCACAATCACTTCTCCCAATGGTAGTTCTCTCTCAATCACTTCCACGTTGGATATCATGGTTTTGACATTATGGATATTGGTGCTTGCCAAAGTGATATCTCTGTCTCTTGAAACTTCAAGGGTCTCTTCAATCCTCTCAACTATTTCATTCCTCAGTGTATCAACTTCTGTGCCTCGCACATAACATCTCAATTGATACTGTATCACTCCCTGTCTGGCACTCATTGAAACGTCCTCTCTGACCTCGTTGCTGGTTACCAGTAGGATAGCGGGAAACTGTGTGATTGCCAATTTCTGTACATCAAAGAACACCCTTGAAACCAAACCAGGTGCTGGATCAGTCATGTTCTCCAATTGTCTCTGTATGTTGATTGCTATGTTTTCTCTTGCTGACATTATCTAATCAATCTACCGTTATAAAATGTTTGTTTTTCACTGTCCGTGAATGTGCCAGATGAATCTAGGTCATATGATACACCCACCCTCAAAATGAGGTCAAATTCTTCTTCAAACTTTGCCTTGTAAAAACTCATCTGTTCCCTGAATGCGTCTCCATCAGGTTCAAACGTAGAAAGTTTTGGAAAAATATAGTAGGCCAACACGTGATAAACAGCGGCTCTGGTAAATTGATTGGGATCCAATCTACCTGGAGATAATTTTTCTTCTCCACCCAATACTGAGATGTCGTATCTTGAGTATTGTGTTGTTGGGAACCATTTTATGTTCAGTAGTCTGATTATGTCGTCGTATGTTTTTTCGTGTTCAGTTAGGAATTCCTGGATACCGTATTTTTTGATATCTGGAACGTATTCTAGTAGGTCTGAATCAGTAGCGAATGTAGCCATCGTAAAAGTCCTTCTTTTAGTTTCTACAAGGTCCTGCCTTGATATTGTTATTTATTATGAATCTGGAAAAGAAAGTTATCAACTGACATAACAGGCAATGGAGTATCCACCTTGTTGTTGTTGATCACATAAACCAATCTGTTCTGGCAGATGTTCTTCAATGTTCTCTTCATGCCATTGTTGTATTTGGTCTTGGTCTGTGTGTGTCCATATCTTTGATCAAATATGCTTTGATCATTCAAACCCCAATCACAGCCCAATATGTAGATGGGACCTGATGATTTCTGTAGGGCCACATAAACAGCCAACATACCACTGTTGGTGCCTCCCAATCTGAGATCTGTGAGCACTTTCCATCCTGGTGATTGACCATCTGGTCTTGTGTAGTATTCTGTGGTGGGATCCAGTTTTATCTGTTTGATGATGGGTATGTCATAGGCACACACCACGTGGACTGGTCTCTTCTCCTGTATGAAGTTGGTGCCCACTTCCAAATTCTGTGGTGGCAACCATTTATGGAACAATTCAGCGGATTCTCCATTAAACCAAACTAGATTCATACGATTATTTAACAGTCATAAAAAAAGGGCCAATGTTTCCACTGGCCCTTTAGTACAAAAATAAACAAAATCAGTTATTAGTTGATTTGGTTATCTCCAATTAATTTGACACCGTAGCTATTGTGTAATACAGATACACCGTATC